TAATTTTACAATCATTGAGTGTTATGTATGACAAACTTCGACAAAATGATACAAGATTTTTGCCAGATGGAAAAGCACAGATTACAGGGTACTACAATGATGAAATGAAATTACAAAAAATAAAAACATTTACAATTTCATATAACAATACAGAAAAAGAAAGACCAGAAACAGATAGAATAATAAAAGAAATATGCTATAACATTTGTAAATATTTCAATATAGAAGTAGAAGAATATTTGATAAATCCAACAGGCAAATTCTTGATAGGTGGATTTGAAGGAGATGCAGGACTAACAGGAAGGAAAATAGTAGTAGACAATTATCAATCATTTGCAAATGTTGGTGGTGGAGCTTTTAGTGGTAAAGATCCAACAAAAGTAGATAGAAGTGGAGCTTATAAAGCAAGAGAAATAGCAAAGAGATATTTAAAAGAATTTAATTTGAAATGGTGTGAAGTTCAAATAAGTTATGCAATAGGAATAGAAAGGCCACTAGCAATATATATAGATAGCGATATAGGATTTATCAATCCAACTGAAATGCTATATGCAGAATGTACACCAAGAAGAATCATAAAAGATATGAAACTGCTAGAAACCACTTATGAAGAAAAAGCAAGATATGGACATTTTATATAAGGAAGTGAAAGAATGAAAACAATTATTGATAGCATAGAAATACCAGATAGTATGAAAGCTAAACTGAAAAGTTTAGGACTAAAAGATGAAGAAATAAACAATGAAACAGCCGTAATAGTATCGTTATATCAACAAGCTATAAAAGGAAATGTTAGTGCAATAAAAACTATCAATAAAATGTTTGTTTCTACAAATGACCAGAATGAAGAAAAAGAGAAAGATATATCGAAAGATGTCGAAAAAGAAGAAAAAAGATTACTAAAAATAATAAGTAACTTATCGAAAGAACAAATAGATGCCAACAAAGATTTTATACATAACCTAGCATTTATGTCAGTTACATTAAAAAATCTATCAAATGACATAGCCAAAAATGGGGTAAAAGAAAAATATAAAAATGGTGCGAATCAATGGGGGTACAAAGATAGAACAGAAGTAAAAACATACAATAATATGTTTAAGAATTATCAATCAGCAATGAAACAATTCAATGAATTACTTATTCTAAATAACATAAGCGTAAGTGATGAGTTTGATAGTTTTGGAGATGAAGAATAATGACATATATTGAAGAATACTATCAATTTTTATTAGACAATCCAGATATGGCTTGTAAAAAAGTATTAAGGATATATAAAAAATTAGTAGATGATTTAAAGAAACCGAGAAAGGTTTCTTTTTTTAATGAAATAACTGAAGAAAGAGAAACGCATATATTTGTATTTGATGAGAAAAAAGGAAACAAACCGATAGAATTTATTGAGAAATTTTGCAAACACTCAAAAGGAAAATGGGCAGGAAAACCTGTAAGATTAGAGTTGTTCCAGAAAGCATTTATTCAAGCTCTATATGGTTTTGTAGATCAAGAAACAGGAATAAGAAAATACAAAAAAGGTGCATTGTTTATTGGAAGAAAAAACGGAAAATCAACAATGGACTCTGGACTTGCCAACTATATGCTAACAAAAGATGGAGAAGGTGGTGCAGAAATATATTCTGTAGCTACTAAAAAAGACCAAGCAAAAGTAGTATGGGAAGAAGCAAAAAGAATGATAAAGAAATCACCTGCATTAAACAAAAGAATCCGTTGTTTAGTTGGTGGAATTTTCTATGATGAAACAGAATCATTTTTAAAAGCACTTGCAAGTGATAGTAACTCACTAGATGGATTAAATGCACATTTTGTAATATGCGATGAAGTTCATGCATGGAAGGACAAAAACTTGCTAGATGTAATGTATGACTCAATGTCAGCCAGAGAACAACCAATGTTATTAGAAACATCTACAATGGGAACTATAAGAGAATCAGTATTCGACAATGAATATGAATACTTTGAACAAATAATAGAAGGAACAATAGAAGATGAAACAGTACTACCTGTAATATATGAATTAGATAGCCCAAGCGAATGGCAAGATGAGAAAAAATGGTACAAAGCAAATCCAGGACTAGGAACAATAAAAAATATAAAAGATTTAAGGGATAAAGTAAACAGAGCAAAAAATAATCCAACTGAATTAGTAAATTTATTGTGTAAAGATTTCAATGTTAGACAAAACGACCAAGATAAGTGGTTAAGTTTTGATATAGCAAACAATGAAGAAACTTTTGAAATGGAAGAATTGCAAGATACCTATGCAATAGGTGGAGTCGACTTATCAAGTACAACGGACTTAACCTGTGCAACATTGCTAGTTATAAAAAACAGAAAGAAATATGTAGTTCAACAATATTTTATACCAAGCGAAAGGCTAGAATTTAAGATAAAAGATGACAAGATACCATACGATAAATGGGAAAAAAGAGGACTAGTTACAATCTGCGAAGGTGCAAAAGTTAATTATAGCGATGTGACACAATGGTTCATAAAAATGCACAATGAATACGACATATCAGCACTATGGATAGGATATGATCCTTGGAACACACAATATTGGGTGGAAGAAATGAAAGAACAAGGATTTGAAATATATGAAGTTCGTCAAGGTGCAAAGACAATGTCAAATCCAATGAAACAATTAGAAGCGGATTTAATTGAAAAGAATGTAAATTACAATAACAATCCAGTTTTGAAATGGTGCTTGTGCAATACAGCAGTTAAAAGAGATGAAAATGATAATATACGACCAATAAAAGGTCAAAAACAAAGAGCAAGAATAGATGGAGCAGTAAGCTTGGTAATAGCTTATTGTGTTTTATACGAAAAGATGAATGATTATCTAGCCCTACAGGAGGAATAAGATGAAAAAGGAAAAAAGAAATTTATTCAAGATGTTTTTTAATAACAAGAAACAAATGCAAAACATAACCAAAACACAATTGCAAATGTTAAATAGCTATGAAGCAACATTTACAACACTAGGAGATAATACATACGATAGCAAAGTAGCAAGACAATGTATAGATAGAATTGCAACACATTGTGCAAAACTAATACCAAGACATATACAAGAGTCAATAAGCAATGTGAAAAAGGGAGAAATAAACTTTATGTTGCAGGAACAACCAAATCCAATTATGAGTAGATTTGATTTTATTTATAAATTAATAAGTCAATTATATTCAGACTGCAATGCTTTTGTGTATATAGCAAAGGACAATAAAGGATTTATAACAGGTTTTTATCCTGTACTTGCAGAAAGATATGAATTGCTACAAGATAAAACAGGAACAATATACTTGCAGTTTAAATTTGTGAATGGACAAACCTATGTTATTCCATATTTAGAACTAATACATTTAAGACTTTTTTATAACAAACACGATGTATTCGGTACTAAAAACAAAGTTTTAAAAACAGATTTAGAAACAGCACATACTGCTTCTGAAGGAATAAAAAATGCAATAAAAACATCAAACAATTTAAAAGGAATTTTGAAATACTCAAATTCAATGCTAAAAGAAAAAGATATAAAAGCAAGTAAAGATGCTTTTGTAAAAGACTTTTTGAATTTAGAAAATGAAAGTGGAATTGCAGCAGTAGATGGCAAAGCAGAGTTCCAGGAAGTGAACCTGAATCCAATAACATTAGATAAAGAACAATTAAAGCAAGTAAATAATAACATATTTGATTATTTTGGAATATCAGAAGAAATAATAAGAAATAAATATACACCAGAAGAATGGAATGCATTTTTTGAAGGTGTAATAGAACCAAGAGCAATTCAAATGAGTGATGAATTTACTAGAAAGATATTTACATACAAAGCAAGAAGGGAAGGACACAAAATAGTATTTACAACAAACAGACTGCAATATGCAAGTATAGATAGCAAAATAAACTTACTAAAAGTTGCAGGTGCATATGGACTATTAACAAAAGATGATGGTAGAGAATTATTAGATTTTAGCCCACTAGGTGGAGAAGAAGGAGCAAAGATACTACAATCACTAAATAATATAGATTCAAGCATAGCAAATGATTATCAAGGAGGAAACAAAGATGGAAAAAGCAATTAAAGAAGTACGATTAGCAGAAGTAAGAGCATTAGAAGATATAGAAAAACAAGAAATGATAGTGGAAGGATATGCAGTAGTATTCAACCAAATAACAGACCTAGGATGGTGTAAAGAAATAATAGATAGAAATGCTTTTAATGGAGCAGATATGAAAGACTGCGTATTAAAATATAACCATGAAGATAGCTTTTTAATTTTAGCCAGAACCAGGAACAAGAGTCTAGAATTAACAATAGATGACCACGGACTAAAAATAAGAGCAAAGCTAATTGATACAACACAAAACAAAGATATCTACAAAATGATAAAAGAAGGATTGCTAGATAAAATGAGTTTTGCGTTCACAGTAGCAGAAAGAAAATGGGATTATGAAACAGACACTAGGACAGTATTAAGAATATCAAAATTGTTTGATGTGTCAGTTGTAGATGTTCCAGCATATGACAATACAGAAATATATGCTAGAAGCAAAGAAGAATATGAAAAAGAAAAAAGAGAATATGAAGAATTAAAGCTAGAAAAACAAAAACTAGAATTATTATTAAGTTTATAAATTCGAGAAGAAAGACTGGTGGTATAACTGGTCTTTTTTTGTGGTGGTAGAACTGCAATAGAATTTTTATAAATCGGTGGTAAAACCGAAAAATTTAAAGGAGGAAAAAAATAATGACAAAACAAGAAATTCAAGAAAGAAAAACAGAACTTCAAAACAAAATAATTGAGGCAACAACTCAAGAGGAAATAGCTGAAGTAAGAAAAGAAATAGAAGCTATAAACAAAGAAGTTCCAGAAGAAAATGTAGAAAGCGAAATGAGTTATGAAGAAGAAAGAAACTTAATAGCTGATACAGAAGAACTAGAAAAGAGAAACATAGATGTTTCAAAATTAAACAAATTAGGAGGAAATGAAGAAATGGAAGAAAGAAAATTCACAATAGCTGATAAAGAGTACAGAAGTGCTTGGGCTAAAAAATTAATGGGATTAAAAGAAGAAAGATTCACAGAAGATGAAAAAAGAGCATTAGGAGATGCTATCACAACAACTGCAACTGACTTTGTTGCTTCAACTGCAGATACACAAGGAATAAACAATGGTGGTTTATTTATACCAACATCTGTTAGACAAGACTTAATGGAAATAATAACAAAACAATCTCCAATATTTAGAGATGTTAGAAAATTACAAGTAGCAGGAAATATCGAATTACCATACTTGTTTGAAAGTGATGATGCTAATTGGTATACAGAATTAACTGATACAACAAATGGTTCTGCAGAATACAGAAACCTACAATTAACTGGTTGGGAATTAGCAAAAGATGTAGTCATCACTTGGAAATTAGAAGAAATGGCAGTTGAAAGCTTCATCGCATTTATATTAGATGAATTAGCTAACAAAATGGGTAAAGCATTAGTAAATGCCATCATCTATGGAGATGGAAAAAATAAACCAACAGGAATCACAAACGGATTAGAGCCAG